GTTCGTCGCCCACCGGAATGGGCTTTGATAATTTAACGATCATTGCTCGCGTCCCGTTACGCCGACAAACTCAATTTCAACCGTGCCTTCTTCGCCATTTACCATCATTTCGCCTTCAACCCAAGCATTCGACAACGAATAAACTTTGCCGTTAGCCAGCTCTGCGGTGATGGTCATATTGGTCCCATTCTGCAACTGATTAGTTGGAAAGTCCTTGGTATAGATTGCCGTAATCTTTAATGAAAATGGAATTGCGGACTCTTTAAATCCAGCCACCCCGGCCAGTCCCATGACCACCTCGCGCTTGGTTTTTAGCGCGTTGTATTCAATCCCGCCCTTGACCTCAAGCTGCGTGCCGTCCACCTTAACGTAACAAATGCCTGCCACTCTGCCTGCCATAACTATTACTCCTTACGCTGTGGCTGGATATTGCAGCCTGAATTGATTAAGCACCGCGAACACGCGAAGCTGATTAACGTAATCCGGCGGGAATAACACATTCAGCCGGTTTGGATTGATCGAGTCGCGTTCGACGATCAAATATTTTGAAAATAAGTCCCGATTCTCGACGATGCCAAGATCAGTCAATGTGTCATAAGCCGCCAGTATTTCGCTGCGAATGACCGAAGGCGTAACCGTGGCATTGCCAGCGCCAAAGCGCGTACCATCGTTAGCCAGTTTATGACGCGCGTATTTGCTGGTAATCGCCTGGCTCAAATAGCGCAATACATAAGCGGCGGTATGCAGGGTTTCCGAATCCATATAACTGGTATCCGCCTGCGCAAAAGTGTTCTTCTGATAGGTGGTAATGGCGCGTTCGATTTGCAATACGCCAGACGCCACCATACTGGTAGCAATGCCGCTGCCCAGCAACGAATTACGCTCTGTCCAGATGAACTTTTTACCTGGGCGCGGCGCAATCAAGCCGGTTAGTTGTCCGGTTTGAGTCGGTCTGGCCGGATCGGCTGCAATATAAACCGCATTCCGCGCCCCATAAGCAGCCGCATATTCATAGTTCGGATGCGGACAATCAACATCAATGCCAGCGATGGTATGGTGCGGATCGTTACGCAATGCGCCCGCCGCCGCCAAAGCGGAAAGCGTGCCGCGCAACGCGCTATAACAATGCCCGTAGACCTGGCGTGACCATGACCAGCGGCCGGATGCGTCGCCGTATTCTGTGGCGAAGGCATCGAGCGTAGTCGAGTCGGTATAGGGCTGAATCACAAAATCATAGGGATCATCGCCCATCGCGGTAATGGCGGTCGCTATCGTTGGCGCCGTGGTTCCGCCGGTCAACAATCCGCTGCCGCTGTACGCCAGCGAAATGCCGGTAGGCAATGATTCGCCTCCCGCCGAGCCCCTGAACGAATCAAAAACGGCAATATCGTTACCCGTCAAGCCCTTCCAACGGCAAGTCATCGTAACTACGTTAGTCACCACCGTTGAGGTAACAGGCAAATCCAATGCCGCGTTAATAGCGGTATTGATCGACGCAGCCACCGTATTGGCCGTGTCTGTGCTACCAACCGCCACCTGTACCAACTGACCTGCGATATACAAATTGATTGTGCCAGCAGCCGTAGCGGGGCCAGTCACGGTAATCGTGCCAGTTGCCGTCACACCGGCGCCATTATCTGCCAACGATATGCACCAAACCTCGCCTGTTGGATCGGATTTACGATAGATTTCGTGCATTCTGGCCAGCATGGAGCCACGGCCAAACAAAGAAATCGCCTGACTGGTCGTCGAAACCAAATAAGGCGTGCCATTAACGGCCGTACCCGCAGTTAGTCTTTGGCCGATCAGCAATGTTCTTAGTGGCTGGGTAAAATAACTCGCCTGTGAGTTATCCATTTCGGCATAAAACAAAGGCACCTTAACGCCATTGCCAGCCGGTATATAATTAAATGAAACCGTCATGAATTACTCCTGTTTTACCGCAGCCGCCACAGATTCCTTGGGCGGATCGGATTCGATAACATCGCCGTCTCCCAAGCGACGCAGCCAATATTGATGCGGCTTTACGTGCCGCCCGGATTCGGGCAATACGCCGCCATGATCCGGATCGGGAACCTGCCGACCGGCTACGGGTTTGATATACATAAATTTTCCTTACTCGATAGTGATAATTGCTGAGCGTCCTAAAACCTTTTGGGCATTGGTTGTCGGCGCTATGGTTTTAATCCGGTAAGTGTTACCGGCTATCCCGCCTTGAATAGCCTGAAGCACTTTTTTAGCTGTCGCGTCATAAGCGGCCGCCCCGTTTAACATCGATGAAGGTGAGGCATCTACCCCTTTAACCACCTCAACTGTCACGGTAATCGCGCCGGACAACGTTTCGGAGGCCGCCAGCTCGTTAGCGAAGTTAAACGTTAAGACGATTTTCTCTTGTGCAAACTTGTTACTAACCGTGACATCCAGCATTAAATTTCCCAAGCTCTATATAGGTGTATTTCGTTATCTCGCGCCAACGTTATTTCAAAACTACGGCCTTGAAGGTCAACGATATAAAGCGCATCGGAAACCAGCGGCCCGCCGCCTGAACTAATTTTGGTCAGCGTGCCGATGAATGATAAAAAGCCCGAAACGGCCTTTTGAATCGATTTTGACAAACCGCCGGAAAACGAAAGAACGCCGGAGATTGCTTTCAGCACAACCCTGACCGCGCCAACAGCGCCGATGAAGGATAAAACGCCCGCCAGGTTTTTATTAGCTCGTCTGACCAATCCGCCAGCAAACGCCAGCGAACCTGACGCTGGCTTGGCAATGGTTTTAACCACAGCCCCGGCAGCAAACGATAAGGCGCCGGCTACCGCCTTAATAAACACTTTGGTTGACGATAATGCGCCGGAAAACGACAGCAACCCGGCTGTCAATTTTTCTGAACGCTTAACAAAACCGCCATTACTGGTTAATGCGCCCGACGCTTGCTTTGCCGTAGATCGAGCCGCTATACCGGCAAAACTTAACACGCCGCTGATAGCCATCAAAACCACTCTGACAGCAGTAACAACGCCAGTAAAAGTTAATGCGGCAACGATTAGTCTTTGTGTTGATTTAACAATGCCGCCAGAAAAGATTAATAATCCAGAGGCTATTTTATTGCATTGCTTTCCCGTGGTTGACGAAAAGCCGACCGATCCGCTTACGGATTTTAAAAATGGCCCACCGCCCCCAGAAGATCCTTTTTGCGAACTTAACGGTATCTCTGAAAGAGACGATACACCTAACATTTAGCTCACCAGCAAATGATTACGACTAAACCACTACCACCTTTACCTGCTTGTCCTGCCGTCGAACCAGTCAAAGCACCTCCTGAACCACCCCCACCACAACCAGGAGCGCCATTGCCTCCAGAAGCTTGTACTAACCCTGCCCCTGTTGCAGAACCATGTGTTGCACCACCACCTGTACCACCGTAACCGTAGAATAAACCATTAAACGGATAGCCTGGATTTCCAGGCTGTGGCGGCGTTGTCGTCGTCGCACCACCTACCCCGCCTGGATGCGGCGGAAAGATAGAAGGCGCGGCTGGAACTGTAAATGCGCCGCCGTTACCGCCCGTCGAACCACTCGCTCCGAGGCCTCCGCCACCCGTACCGCCAGTCACGAACAACCCTGTTGCCTGCAACGTGAGCGCTACGCCGTTGCCGGTTGCACCACCTGCAATACCTCCCTGCCCTACCAGAAAGTTATAGACCCCAACGCCTGCGCGAGGGCAATCTGCAATGGCTGTTATTGTGCCTGCAGCGCCGCCTGCTCCCGCTGTCGCACCAGAAGCGTTGCCGCCATTACCGCCGCCTCTTGACATCAATAATAGATGATTGGCAATTGTATCGGTCATCAACGACACATACGAAATAGCTGCACTGCCAACACCACTGTTAGGCGTCGAAACAAACAGTACATCAGGCAACAACATAACAGGGCAAATCAATGTCGATTGAGCTGCTGAACCGCCGCCGCCGCCGCCAGCGGCAAGGTTGTTGGCACCAATGACACCATTACCGCCATTACCGCCTGCGCCGATACAACAAACATAGGCCATCGTCTTGCCACGCGGCTTAGTCCATTGACACCAACTCGCGCCAGAAGTAGGCGAGTTGCCAAGGAACATCTGAACATCGGCTTGCCATTTCGACGGAAAATTAAAGAGATCGAGCATCTACCTTACCATCATATAATAGTCACAAATCCAGGACCGCCTTTTCCGGCTTGTCCTGCCGTCGAACCAGTCAAGCATTTAAGCTATGCCTAAAATCTCATTGGCACGAACTTGCGTTAACAAGGCCTGAGATACGAAATACCCAATAGAATCAATTGTTTGCTGTGCGTCAGTATGGATAATACTGACGCTATCGAATAACGCCATAATATCCTCAATAACCGGATTAGTTTTAGCCGCCGCTCTAATACCTATTCGCTCAGACACGGTAAACCGATTCAGAAACTGCAGTTGCGTAAACTCCAGCACTGCGGGCGCAATGGGTAATGGCTCCATCCAGGGTAAGCGATTCAACACCCAACTTCTGAGCTGATAAGCAACTGGCTGAGCAACTTCGATTGTCATGCCAGAAGCATCGGTAAAGCGGCTAACGCCGTTCTGGTCTATTTCTTCATAGACTGCGGCAGAACCTGTAATTGACACCTCAAAATAATCAAGCATCTGAATAATCCCCTGCCATTGGCGTTACCACCCAACCAGCAGCAACTGCCGTACCTAAGCCTATATAAATTCTAAATCCAGGTTTTAACGCAAAGTTAAGCGGGTAATCAATATCGACGGTTGCTGCTGTTGCAATAGCAGTGGTCGCGGGCAATGATACTTCACCATAGAACACGTTATTCGTTGCTATCGTGTTAGCACTACCATTATTGATAAAAACACGCGCTACTGTCGCTACATTTGTACCGCCAGCCTTGAAACGCAGACGCTGAATATACGAGCCAGCCGTTGCATGGGCAGTAAATACCAATGAGTTATTGGCCCCAGCGCCGGTATAGTCGTTAGCCGCCGCCGTAACCAAGGCGTTCATGCCGGTAGTGCCGTTATTCGATTGGTTGCCGCGAATGGAGTAAAGGGGGTCAGTGTTGTATGCAACCATATTAGTAACCTATCGTTATGGCATTGCGTTGCCGGTTAAACTAGCCAGTATCTGGCCTTGTGTATAAATCTCGTTCATGCGCTCTGCTGAGATCGTTATGAACACGTCTTTTGTACCTGCGCTGAAATTGACTGCCGCATCAGAGTTACTGCTCTCGAACACTCTATCCCTGACCAGCGTTGTAGTAGCAGACAAATACCCTTTGCCCACTTCCCACTCAGTGCCAGACTGCCCAACAATCGCGTAATAAAACGGATCGCCTACTGCATAGCGGGAAGAAAACGAAGCAAACTGACTGACCGCACCAGCCAACGTAATATTGCCGGTGCCGGTCGTCGTGGTTGTTTCCTTTACACGGTCGTAGAATAGGCGGTTCATTAATGTTAACCGCCGTCATTAATCGTTAATGTGTAGGTGAACTGGATAGAATCACCGGAAGCCACGTTAATAGCGGCAAAAACGGTTCTATCCCATAACGTACCGGCAGATGCCGCGCTAAATATGCCATGCTCGGTAATCGCGGCCGAGCCATCAAAAGTCAATGTAGCCACCGTCGAATAAGTTTTAGCTACCGCGTTCGATTGCGTGCCTACGCCGCGCGTGGAATCAGGATTTAATACGGTCGTACATTCGGCGCCAAGGGCGGTGTCTCCAATCGACTCGGCAGCAGCGCCTGTACCGCAAGCGTGGTATTTAAATAACGAAACATCTGCGCCGCCGGCCCCGTTAGCAAAATCATCGCGCAAATAGTTAACGCCTGCAGTCGTCACAACGCGCTTACCCAGACAACCTAGATCAAGTTCTTTTCCGTTGACGCGAATAACCTTTGCATCCAATACGCCCATCATCTCAATGCGGTCGCTGCCGCCGATCCATCGCGCCAATCCGCCTTCGACAACGTGGTAAGACCCTAAATAGAATGCCCGCCAATGCGAGCGCCAGTTTTTAATCTGATAAAGCAATTTTTCAAGTTTCATAGCAATCCTATTCGAGTGTTCCCGTTTTCGGTGATGTAATGACGTGTTCAATTCGGCCGTCTGGCCCCGGGTATTGCAAATTCGGATCGGCTTCCGGATCGATGCCGTCAAGGTTAATCGTCAACCCGTCAAAATGCGGATTGTCATTAAGTTCAATTTCTTGCCAGCCCTCTTCTGGCGATATTTCCATGTAGGCCGCAAAATCGAATTGATACCAAAGCCTTGATCGATCTAAATCAAGCAATGACCCGCCTTGATATTCAATGCCCTGATAACGAGCCGCAGGCTGCCATCCCAACAAAGCACGCCAGATTTCCGCCCGAATGCTTTCGTGTGCATTATGGATAGCCGACTGGCCGCGTTCATCTTCCTCGTTGCTTAAAACCACAATGACGGAAAAAACCTCCAGCAATGGCTGCCTAATATCATTCAGGTTCATGCGCTCGCCAGCGGTTTCGTCTTGCGGAATCACATACGCGGACGGAACCTGCATCGCCACTGTTTCATCCAGGCGCTTAAATCGGGCAGCGCCAGCAACGCGCCCCTGAAAACTTAAGCAATGCTCGCGCAAATGTTCGATAATCAAATGAATATTCACTGAGCGCGTACCGCGTTAATTACCGAGCGAATAATCATTCTTTTAATTTCGGCACGCTTCTTTTCCAACGCGGCCAAAATGAAATCTTTTCTGGGTTTCAAGTTGTTTTTATTCGATCCGTAAATCAAATAAGCCGGATAAAAGTCTTTTCCCATTTCCGGCGTTTTAAACGGCATCACCTTGGCATAGCCGCCACCGCTGCCCATTTTGATTTTGATCGACCGGCTCATTGCGCCCGACTGGTAGCCTGGAAACTGACCCGGCAACGAAACAGCCCTGCGCGAAATCAAACGGCGGGCTTCGCTGCGTACTACCCCGCCGCCCTGACGAAGCGCCTTTTTTAAATCGCGCTTATCAAAACGCAACCGGCTTATCCTGGTCTGAACGCGTATTTGATAGCTGATGTTAGCCTGCTGTGAAACCGTAGAATTAATGCTCATGCAATAGCGCCCAAGTCTTTGACATCGACACGGGTAAACCTCTGCACGTCATCGATATTGAGACTGCGAATCACGCGGTAACGACGGTTTCCTTGCGGGTAATCGATCACATGCTGCGCGGTGATGTCCGTTTCTTTAGTGCCTGTTCCCCAACGCAGCCAAATGCGGTGCGTAGTTTCTTCGCAAACTTGCTGATTTCCCCAATAGGCTATTCCATAAATCGGCTCGATCTTAGCCCACCGGCTGATGCCGACATCAAAATTCTGATCAATTGCAAAAGCAAAATTAGAACTGTCGCTCCATAGCCGAATCACCACGCGGCGCACCAATTCGCCCGTTTCCGGCCACGCTATCGCAACCGCAGTCACTGAAACACCCAACAGCGCTCGCTATCAAGCAGGCCATCTACATAGGGCATGTGGACTAATTCGCGCTTAACATTCACGTTTTCTCCACGATGTGAATAAGCGGTATCGCAGCGCAGCAATAACCACGCCCTGACCATTGGCGGAAGTTCAGGCTTAGCCCAATGAATGCCGGGCTGCGCCATAAAATGCAGACCAGTACCCGCGCCTGATAGATCAATAGCCGCGCCGCCGCTGGCAGCAGACAATTTGTATACCCCAGCCGACACCACGGATTGAACGTAATACAACATCCCAGCTTGCAATTCGGCAGGCAAAGCCCCGCCAGAATTGCTAAACCGCACCGCATCGTTAACCGCCAACGTCCTCCAGTTTTTAACTGTCACCGCATCCGTTGCAGCGTCAAACGTGCATCCCGCCACATACCCGGCCTTGTAATTGATCGTTACCGCCCCCCCGCGATTAGCCGTGGCAGGCCAGGATTTGTTGAGCGCAGGGGTTAACTTGGCCGGATCGGTATACGCATCCAGCCAATAATCCGTAGACGACATGGTTTGCGTAACGCCTGAAGCATCAAGATACTGAATCGACTCAATCTCAACCACAGGTCCGCGCATTAAGTGCAATTCCCAACACGGAAAGGCATCCACCTGGAGCGCCAACCTAGCGCTAACAAACTGCTTGCTGCAATAAGTTTCAGCGTAAGCGCGGGCGCTGGCCAAAAAAGCGGAGATCAAAACATCATCATCGCTAATGTCTTGCTTAAGATGCAGTTTGACCTCAGCCAACGCCAATGGCTCAGATGGAGGCGGAACTATGGTTCTAGGCATCATGCGCTAGACAGACCTGGCGTAAGCGATTGCCTCTGCGCTGTCATCAGCAGCGCCCGATTCAATTAACCGTTGGGCGACGCTTTCAGGCAGTTCTGCGACGCAACCCGATTTGTGTTCAGCGTAATCAATCAATAACCGCACCTCTTTGAGCGGCTCCTGCGTAATATCAGCAGGCATTGCCAGCTGGTTTTCCTCCGGCTCGATGATCACCGTTTCGACAGCATCGACGGCATCATTGGTGTTTGATATCTTTGCCATATTGATTAAGACCTCTGATTAGCCATAAAAAAGCCCGCAGAAGCGGGCTGTTGTTTACTATGGTGATGCGTTTAGGTCGCTGAGTTTTGGTAATACTTAACGGCAGCGGTATCAGTCAAGTTACCGCCAGACCGCATCCACATCAAAAACCCGACTTGGCCCAGCTTGACATAAGCCGAATCGGTGAATCTAAACATGGTTGCCTGCATGACATCACGAATTATGTATTTGCTAAAATCGCCATAAAGAATAGATTTAGCGTTTGCAGCCATAACGGCAACATCTTGGTTAATAGTGACGGGATAACCTAACAAGGTGTCAGGAATTGGCCCGCCTAACCCGTCGTACCCAGGAATAAATACAGGTCTGTTTTGGCTGTCTTTAAGTTTACGAATAACCTTAAAAGACGAATCCGCCATCATAAATCCAACGGACTTGCTAATACGGTAAGCAGGGTCCACGGCATGAATAAGATCGATCAAATCATCAAAAATAACCGTTAACGTTTGGCCGGTTGTGCCCACTTTACCGGCGGTAGCGGCGGTAACAACGCCATTCGGCTGAGCCGTGCCAGTACCTGTGGTAAACATTTGATTGGTTATGCGGCCTAATCTGGTAACTAGACGGCCGTCGACAAATTCCTCCATGTCAATTTGAGAGTCCTGTAATAGCTCAAATGGCACGGCGACTACTTTCGAGCTGAACTTATACGCCGTTAAAGCGACCGTTCCAAAGGTTGGGTCCGCAGCGGTTGCTGTTGTGTTTTCTGCAATAATTTCGCCCACTTCAGCTGTGCCGTCTGATGTCGGAAAAGATAATGGATTGCCCATTTCCGTTTGTATTACCGTTGACACAGCACGCATGCCGCCAAAAGCTTTAAGCGAATCCACCAATGTTTTTGCCACATCGGATTGCACTGAAAACCCGCCCTGGGAACCCGTTGTTGTTGACATCACGTTTCTGATTGACTGCCACTCTTGGGCTGTTAACGCCTGATCTCCGCCTCTCAACCAGCGATTATAAAGCGACCGTTCCATAGATTTATTTTCATGGCCCGCATCTTTATCAAAAACATCATCATTTGCTGCCTTATCGTGTTTAGTCGAACCGATCCTATCCAGATAGTTTTGAATATTAACCAATCTTGAATCAATATCGTCTATTTCCGCAATTTTCGAGTCATATTGCTCTTGTTGCGCAGACTCCCATCTTTTATTTTCCTTTGCCGCATCATCCAGCATTGATTTTATTTCTTGCGCGACAACAGAACGTCTTGCGCGTAACTCTACTTGTTCTTTCATATCAAAAACCTCTTGTGTTAAATTCGCCTCGCGGCATGAAATAAACATAAAAAAAGACCTGAAAGGTCTTTCGTGCTTGCATTAACCGCGAGGGCTACAGTGCAATTCGTTGTCTGGCCTCTAGCTTTCTGTAAAGGCCTGAGTAAATGGATTGATTGTTTTCTTGCTTCGGAGCGTTGCCGTAAGCCGATAAGTCCCACTTTATTTTGTTCTTTGGCGATTCATCAGCCATGCCGTCAATAAACCCCATTTCAACAGCTTCCTTGCCCAAAAAATAAGTTTCTTTATCCATCATGGCTTTGATTATTTCCTCAGATAGGCCGGTTTTCGCGGCATAAGAAGACAAAATCGAGCGATCAGTCTTGTCTAACAAATCAGCTATGTCTAAAAAATCGTTCGCATTTCCAGCGGCTATTGTCCATGAGTTATGAATCATAAACATGCCGCCTTCGGAAATGAAAGATTCATCAGCGGCAATAACAGGAAACGTTGCAGCGCTTGCAGCGATGCCGTCAACATGAGCCACAATCTTGCTGGGATGTTCTTTAATCGCCTGAGCAATGGATCGAGCTGCAAAAACATCGCCGCCGGGGCTGTTTACTCGCAAATGAATAACATCCTGCTTGAGCGCCATTAATTGCTTTACTACATCAATGGCCGTAACGCCGCCAAAAAAATCATCATCCACAATAATGTCATAAATAAATATCGTTGCTGAATCGTTATTTGATTCAACGTTAAGAAACCCGCGCCCTTTATTAAGCGACAGTAGTTTGATTAGGTGTGGAGGCATTGGTTATTCCCGTATTAATATCATCGCCGCCAGGAATAGGCGGTAAGTTTTCAAGTTTTCTGATTTCGTTGACCGTCAGCCAACCAGGCTCCCCGGCTCTGCCTAGGCCGACCCGATAGCCCTCATTCCGCGTTTTATAATCGCCGCGTTCGAGTCCTGATGTATTAAATTGCGCATAAAATAACTGGCTATTCGGCCATAGCTTACGATTAAGTTCTTTTTCTATTTTTGTTAAATGCCGTGCCAGCGTATATTTAACAAACGCGATTGACATCTGTTCGATGCCAGTGCCCCATGAAGTCGAGGATGACGATCCGATCATGTGGCTAGGCACGCCGAAAATCCTAGCTATGTCTTCTACCTGAAACTGCCGGGTTGCCAATAACTGGCTATCCTCAGCCGACATCGTTAGTTCGTGAACCTTAGCGCCGCCTGTTAGCAAGGCGGGTTTATGCGACCGCTCAACCCCTTTATAACGATCTTCCCAAGACGCGCGCATCATTTCTTGCTGCTCCGGCGTTGGCGTATTGGGCAACTCAATGGCAAAATCCGGGCGAGCGCCGTTTTCAAAAAAACGCGCGCTGTATTCGTCTGCCGCCATTGCTATCGAGGCTGCATGACGCAACACATAATTGATCTGGCTCATGCCGCGCAGGCCGTTAAACCCAGGCCCCGGAACATGGATCATGTCATTAGACGAAAATGACCGTGATTTTGACTTATCGACTGGATCAAAAACCTTATAAGTCAGGCTTTTTTTGTCAGAATCTTTAATAACTAAAACATTTTTTGGGTTAACCCATTCAAGACCCGTTATTTTTTCTGTTCTTACTTTCTTATTTCCTTCTACTTGCCGTTCTATAACGGCAAATGCATCGCCCTGTAACAAAAGCGAAGCTAACATACACTCCCAAAATACCGCCGAACTATAATCTACGCATGGCTGTTCATTCAGAAACCACCAGATTTCATTGTTAACCCGCTCTCTGTTTTCCCCTTTTACCCGGTAAACGTGCAACGGCAGTGAAGCAATAGCCCCGCCTATCAGACTGACGCAAGCATATACTGCGCCAACTTGCATCGCAGTTGATTCAGAGACAAATTGACCGGCGGTTTTAAAGCCGCTTGAAACCCAATCAACAAATTCACTGCTGGAAACGACAACAGAATTATTGATCCCATAATTTTGCACATCATCTGGTACCTTGCGCTCGTATCGGCCAGGCTTCTTTTTACCAATACTTCTTAATATGTTGATCATAAAAATATTATTTCAGATTTAATTTCCTTTTCACCTGCCAGCATGCCGCGACTGCACGCCATAATTGCAGCTACAATGCCGTCAATACGCCCAGTCGATTTGTTTTTAGCCGGTTTGCGATTGCCCGCCGCGTCCTCAACCATGACCGTGTTGGCTGCACACCATGTTAGCGCCGGGTTGCCATTATGTTTTATATTTCGATTGATCAACGCGGTCTCCAAAGCATCAACCGCAGGCGACATATCCTTAAACCCCTGGCCAAAGTCCGCAAACAACACGGCCAACCCTTCGTTTTCCGCCATCACGCGAAGGTCTTTAATGCGCCATCGGTCATAAGCTATTTCAACAATATCAAACAAGCCGGATAACTCACCCAATCGAGCCACAATAAAGCTCTTGTCAATGGCTTCGCCTGGCGTAGTTTCAAGCCATCCTTCTTTCACCCAGTTCAGATAATCGACGCTGTCGCGCTCTCCTTTTTGCAATAAACCCACTCCGGGCAGCCAAAAATAGGCCAGTAGTCGCCAATGGGGGTCATTTTGCGTCGGCTCGAACGCCAGCACTAGGGCGGTTAAATCCTGCGTGCTGGAT